ACCAATTTTGGCGTCCCATTCATTATTAGACATATCAACCCATCCCATTTGATCAGTCCATTGCACTAAAAGTATGCAGTTAATCCCAATGTCACTGTAAGATTTTGCGGCAACAACCTTAGACATGGAAATAATGTATGTGGGATATGCAGTTTTTTTATTTGTTCTGCATTTAACTTCTACAAAAGTGCAGACTGTTTTGTTGTCAATCAAACAAAAATCCATCTTGTACTGTATGGGCAATTTTGCAAAATCTACAGCGCCCCCAAAACTTGCAATAAATTTCTTTATCGCCAATGTCTCTTTATCCAAATCCTCAGAGGTTTCGTATGTTGGCCTAAACGCCATTCACAATTCCCTCCAGAAAATTATCTGCATCCTTAATTGCGGTTATGTTGTTTTGATGCTCCTCTGCCTCAAGAGAACTCTTTACTAAATGCTCGACAACAACTTCAGAAACATTGGCGTTAATCATGGGCCAGTGGTGTGACATATGCTTGTGGATCAATAAATTTATTATGATGCTCGACATATCGTGCGTGTTAATTTGATCAGGACATACGTCCAATATGATCGCTATAATTGCCTTCATCTCTTTATCCATGTTTCATCCTCCCATCAAAAATAGCTTGGCTGTTGTTCTTGTTACGAATGATCTCGCCAGTATCTTGATCCTCGTATTCAACAAAGTCATCCCCGGCATCGACCACTACAAAATCTTTTGGCATAACCTGTGGGATGTAGAGGTGCTCGCTACAGGTGACGGCAGGCTTGCCCTTCGCGCAGCTCCACGTTCCATCCTGCTCTGGCGTTACATGGCTGCAGGTTCTGCAGCTTACCTCTGGAATCTTACACCCGTGGCAGACCGCCCAGTAGCTGCAGAACTTGCACTGCCAGTTGCTTGGATCTTCGTGCAACTTGGACGGTGGCGTGGCGGCAAACACAATGTTCTTGGCCTTGCTAACAAGCAAACCACCCACAGCCCTGTCGCGCTTAATTCTCTCGCCGTACATCTCATCTGTGTTCTTGTTCACAGCAAAGAAGTAGCACCTGTCTATATCGCCCAAATGCATACCGATCTGGCACTGGGCCCAATACACTGGCTTGGATTTCTTGCACCCCAAGTTCTTCATGGACTTAAAGTTCTTATCGTTCATTGTCTTGAACTCTAAGGTATGTGGCTGCTTGCTTTCGGCAAAGCCCTCACCAACGCCGTCTAGGCTCAGTGCGAAGTGGCCACCGCATTCGGTAAACCTAATCTGCTTGCCAGTCTCTGGATCTCGCTCCCAGACCGTCACTCCAACAGCCCGTAGGTTGGCCACAATCCTATCTTCCTCCCGGTCACCTGTCTCAAATAGGCGCAACATACGACCATCGAAGGTGGGCGTCCAAGCATGGCGAAACTGATACCAGAGAGCGCGACTGCACTCGTTGCCAATCTGACTGCCGCCAAGGTGAGGTCGATGCTCATTTTTGCGCTTAACCTTGTAGTGATGGTAAATTGCATCAATCGTGGCTGGCGTTGCGTATTGCTCTAAGTTCATCTGGCTCTCCTTCTATTCATAAAATGGGGCAGACTTGCCGCCCCATCCCTCAATAGAACTACTTCTTTGCCCAAGGCGGTGAGGCAGCGCCATTGGATGCTGTGCCCGTAACAGCAGGAGCTGCTGATGCACCGCCAGCCGCCTTATAGCCCATTGGCCTGTTTTTCGCCGGGTAACCATTTTGCTCTGGGTCAACTCCAATCTTAACCAGCAATGGCTTATCGTGCAGGTCTGAGCTGTTCTGCGGGTTGTTAATCCCAACTGACTTACAGATCGACGACAGTGTTCCTTGAGCAATCTGCACCGCTGTCGGGTTATTGTTTTTTAAATTCAAAAGATCCCAGACAAGTCTGCCTGTGTAATCACCCTCTAAAACTTGAAATGTTAAGTTTAGATATGATGAATCATCATCTGGGTTTGCTAGGTTAGCTTTAGTTGGTCGCTCTTCGCTTCCAGTAATAACGCACCTGTACCAGTCTGCTGGCAACAAGCTAAAGGCTTTATCTTCTGGCACACTTTGTGCGTCGAATGTACTTAGGTCCATGTGAGTTTCTCCTACTCTGTTACAAATTTTTGAAAAGGGTTGCCGCCATCAAATGTGAACGACAATGGTTCAGTAATGTTGAACCGATTTTTGGTGACTGATGATGCTTGTGGAAAGCACAGGATCTCACGCTCACCTGTGGAAATGGCGCGTTTCTTATCGCCATCGCCTCGCGTAAATGTCTTCAGTCGGATCAAACCAACCAAGTCAACATTATCCGTATAATGCGGGATCGACTTCTTATGCATCCGAACACAGTATCTTGCGTAAGGGTCCATGTCTGGCAAGTCCAACGTCTCAGTGTCGGCGTGGCCAATGAAGACTACATTCATGCCAGCCTCATGGGCCAAGCCACCTGCATACTCACGCACCACGCGGTGTCGCTCACTGGCAGCTCCGTACCCCGCGCCGTAGCCACCACCCGCTTGGTTGATAGACTTGGCTTTAGGATCAGCCGCAACAATCTCAGCCTCAATCAATGTGGCCAGTTGTGTGATGCTGTCTATGACCAAAGTCTTAAACTCATGCTTCTCTGTGCCAAGAGTTTCAATGGCGTCCAGAACATCCTGAGTGGACGTGGCTACTGGAAACAGGCTGACATTGTCATTACCTGTCAGTGAAGCTGTGCCATCCTCAGTACGAATGAACACGGGCTTCGGGAACATGGCGGCTAGGGTTGTCTTTCCAAGACCGCCCTCCCCAAAAATGGTCGCTATAATGGGACGTTGGCCCGATGGTTTCGACAGTGATTTTAAATTAATAGCCATCTGATGTTTTCTCCCAAAGCTCAATGAATGATAAAGCCTTCAAATAAATTTCTCGTTGAGTTTCGACAGTAATTATTTCGTTTGGATTATTTACAACTAATTCTTCGTTGTGATCGAATATAAGTTTCGCTCCTTCTACAGCATTTTGGTCTTGGTCTGGCACTGTATATGTCGTTATGAAGCAAACCTTATCTAAATTTACCAAAATAGGTGTTGATGATCCGTCATGTAGACGAATTTTATTTAAATTTACCAAAATTGCCATTACCAGTCTCCCTTAAATACGAGGGCAAATACCTCGTCTAAAATTTCATCAATAGTACGCATTATACAAACTCCAAATCTGGGTGGTCGCGCCACCATTTCAATTTACGCTCCAGACGTATTTGGTCTGGGCTTTGCTTTAGGCCGTCCAAAAAGGTAACCCCTTTGAACGCCTTAATTAGCATCTCAAGCTCAACGTCAGTGAGGGTCACTACAGAACCTCTACTTTAACGCCGATCTTGCCCTGCTTAGTCTCGAACGCTGGGGCAACCTTTGCCCACATGCGATGCTCCTTCTCAGCTAAGTAGCGACAGCCAACCGAATCAGCGGCCAAGGTCACCTTAACTGGGTGCATACTCTCAGGTATTTTGTGTTTGATTTTTTCCCACGCAACTGGATCAATCTTACGGGACACGGGCTGTGTCAGCGTAACCTTGTGTGCTTCCAACTTGTGGGATGTTGAGCCTTCACCCTTTGCCTCTAGGGCTGCGGTGATCTGCTCTTCTATCGCGTGGCGCTGTGCGATAATAATCTTTTCTTGCGCCTTTACTTCTAGCCATTCGGAGGCCAACCCATCGATATTGCTCACTGCAATTTCCTTTCGATTCAACTTCTTTTTCACTCTCTACAAAAATCGGTTTACAGAAATTGTTTCAGGGAGTAAAGATATTTTTGTACATAATCGCAAAAAAGGTGAAAAATGCAGAAACTAATACCAATCGACGATATAAGGGTGGCGCTACAAGATCGCCGCCTAACTGTCGTTGCGGAGCGGTGTGGACTATCCCACCCCACTGTAAAATCAATAGCCACAGGCAACGAACAAATCAGCCTAACAACATGGAAAAAACTTAGCGAATACTTGAGCGAGGCAGAATGAGTTTTCCAGTCCAAGACTACTGCTCCAAGCTAGGCTTCTATCTAGTTACAATACCCGCAGGCTCTAAAGGGCCAACTCGCTTTGGGTGGCAGCAACCAGAGAAAGCTCTGTCAGATCCAGAAGCAGCGCGTCTCTATTATGAGCAGAACCC